CGTGATAATTACCGGGCCAACAGCGTTAAACGTGGATTTTGTAAGTGCTGCCATGTGTCAAGCCTTAAATACTAGTTGCGGTTATTATGCGTTGTGTGTGGTATTATTGCAAATCATGGGTCTTCATCCTCAGGATCGGCCATATTAGGGGCGGCTTCATTCACATCTGGTTGCGGCAACACCACATCCAACTCACCATCTAGGAAATCGTCAAGCGCCACATCAAGCCCCGGCAATGCGCCAGATGCCATCATGTCAGCAACAACCGGACGCGTTAGAACCTCAGGCGGCAGAATACCGCTATCAACCAGCTTCTTAGCGGTGTCGGCCTTCTTATTAGCAACTTCGGCCTTCTGAATATCCGTCAACTGCCAGAGCGAGTTCCACTCATACCACAACTCATCTGGCCGATTACCAAGCGCAGAACGAATAATGCACTCATCCAGAATTTCAATCGCAGGCTCGATTTCGTTTTCCTGCATGGAGTTGATGCGGTCATAATAACTAGAGAGTTCAAGATCGCCAGTGCTACCCAATCCGCCGCTAGATACGCCAAACAGCAACGCGCGCGGAATACCGGACGCGCCCGCAAGCTGCATCTGATACCTGTCTAGAATATCAGGCAGTGTGGCGAATGACATGGTTTTCTGCGTATATACCTCACCAACACCATCCTTAGACGTGGCACCAGATAGCAGAATTAGCCCGTTGTTACCCTTCATAAACGCCATAGTCTGATAGCGTTTCAGGATAGCCGCTTCGGTTTCAGGATCGGCAACTAAATTTGCGAGATCAGGCACGTTGATAATATCGATCTTAGCTTCATATACCAGCGAGGCGATGTTAGCAGATGTGCCGAGATACTGCGTTAGCTCGTTAATCATCGCCTTGAAGATTGAACGCCCGCGATAAATACCGGAATGGCCAGACGGCGCATCAATGCCGTGGAACCGAATAACGCGCGTAGGGTCAATAGTCAGGATGCCAGACGTTGAGCCGGACACGTTGTAATAACGTGGCTTGCCGTAGTTTGGCGATAATGGATCTGTTTCAATATCGCCTTCGGTTAGGTTACCGCGCGGCATGTCAACAACGAACCGTAGGCTATCCGTGGTAACGGCATCAAGGTTCAACGGCTGATCCGGGTTCTGCCCATCCTGCACGTCTAGATACAAGTAATGCTCACCGAAAATCCGCGCCTGTTGTTTTGCGTGGCGCAGTTTAGCACGAATGCCTAGGCGTTTCTCTAGCTTTTCGATAGCCTCATTCTGATCATCCTCACCCTTCCATGCGCGCCACTTACGAAAGCAGTCCTCTGGAATTTGATCAACGACTTTCTGCGCGAAACGGGAGTTATCGTAGACCGTGGCCCAGTATGATGGGTTTTCTGTGCTATCGGTGAACGTGACGTTTTGCGCCTTGTCACGGGTGGTTGTGAGGCCAGCCGCTACGTTGGTAAGTCCATCGCTGATAACAGTCATGAGTGCGCCCTATGTTTGCGGATATGATACGCGATAAGGTGTTGACAGGGAAATTGGGGCGTGGTATCGGTGTGGGAGTAACGCATGGGAGTGCATTAGATGAAACTGAAACATGGTAAAAAATACGAAACTGCGGATGGGGTGGTGTTTAAGGTGCGTGATAATAATGACGATTATTTCGATGAAAGCGATGATACCAGTTTACTATGGGAGCCAGACGGATCAGGTGTTGGCAATGTATCCATCATCCGCCGCCACTACACCAAGCCGCAACCAGCACATAAGCTTGACCTGAAAAAAGGCGATGTGGTGGAGTTGGTGAAGTGGGAGGATGGATACTGTGGCGGTGTTGGGGATAAATTCGACGTTGATAAGGATGGGGTTGTTTCTAGATTCTACGACTTCAAACAGCCCAAAGGCGAGCGCCCGCTATTCAAGGTGGTATCGCGGGCAACCTAGCCGCCAAGCGCCTGCCAATTAATTCCTTCCTGTGTATCGACAACCGCGTCAAACATAGGGTCTAGTTGGTCATCGTGTTTACCGTTCGGGAATTGAGTTGCTTCATTCAGAAACCCTGAAAGCCATTCAGCCCCGAGCGGTAAATATACATTGCCTGTTTCAATAATAGGCGCGGCATCAAACGCGCGTGTTATCTTGTCAATGTTTCTCTGAATGCCAATGATCGGAATACGCTCTCTGGATAGGGTTTGAATTAGCCCTGTTCCAGATACCTTATCCTCGACCATCATTGAGCGTAACTGCCCAAGACCTTTAACGGCCTTGTGCTTATTCCAGAACGCGCGGCCATTAACTAGAAGTTCTGGAGCTTCCCATTTTCCGCGCTCTTGGTCAATTAGATATTTCCCGCCATCAACAGTATGCCCCCAGCATTGGAATACCGAGAAGTCATTTGCCTCTTTGGTCTTTTGCGCGGTGTCAACATAAATCTTGCGCCATCTAATCTCAGGCAGGACAGTCCAATATTTCCACCACGCGTCTTTAAGAATGCCGCCGCCAATAGGTGACGGGCTTTGCATATACTGCCCAGCGAAAACATATGAGTTAGCTTTTTCCTTGCGCTTCATTTCGGCAAGTGAGAAGCTAGAGTTATTTTCCCAGAATGATTCGCCGTTTTCTAGGATTGCAGGAATGCATAGGTGTTCCCACTTTTCGCCATTACCGCCAGACAGAAGAAACCCGGACAAGTCATCTTCATGCAGCCGCTGCATAATAACGATGATCGGCGTTTCTAAGCTGTTCTTACGGCTTTCCATTGTGACTTGGAACCAATCAAGCACGTTTTTACGCATGGTGTCAGAGTTACCCTCACCAGCCTTATGCGGATCATCGATAACAATCGCGCCACCGAACGTAGGCCGCATTTTACCAGCGCCGAAGCCTGTGATTGAGCCTTCCGAGCCTGTTGCGTATACATGCCCACCTAGATCAGTCTTGAAGTAATCCTTGGCGTTACTATCGCTGCGCAAGTGCGGTTGCCCGAATACCGCTGCAAATGCCTCATGCTGCATGATGGCGCGGATTTCAGATGTGTTTTCAGTTGCTAGTGTTTTCGAATAGCTGGCATGAATAAATTCAGCATCCGGCCAATTTCCCATACACCATGCGATGAAGTCCTTAACGGCAATCTGTGTCTTGCCTGATCGCGGTGGGATGTTAATGATTAGCCGTGTCGTTATCCCAGCCGCTACACGCTCTAGCGCAGTGGTTAGCGCAGGGTGGAACGGCGCGGGCAATAAGTCTGAACCCTTGCGCGCACGAAACATGTATTGCGAGAACGCAAGTAGGTCAGTTCTGATGTTTGCAATTTCGTCTGCGCTTAGAGCCATGAAATAGCCTCGTACAGCGCTATGTGCTGTCTAGGCACCCTGCGCACCATGCTTGCGCTTCAATGCCTCTAGAACGGCGTCTGATGCGCTGGTTGGGGACATGGTGCCATCACTTGACTTTGCATCAATGGTTTGTGTTGCCTTACCTAAATGCCTATCAAGTGCATCGCCAATGATCTTATTCACATCGGCGCGTAAGATGGCCTCACACTCATCAGGCGAGGCGTCGGTGAGTTTCTTCTCTAGGCCATCAAGCAACATATGCTGAATACGAGCCGCACGTTCTGCGTTCTCTTTAATCAGCCTATGGGTTTCCGAATTGATGCCACCCGGATTGCCAGATTGGCCGGGTTTGAATTGCGTAGATGGATTTGGGAATTGAGCCAATTACTCACCTGTTCTCAGGTTAAAGAATGCCAGCTTCAACCTGATCTTCATAATCCTCAAGCATGTCCATCCCAAGCCTAGTAGCATTAAGAATAAACACACCCTCACTGGAAAACTTAGCACTAATATACCCAAGACGCAAACAACGCAGGATTACGGCCTTAGCATTACCGATTGCGGTTAGGCCAATGTCTTTCGTTGTTGACAGGCAAACCGCATTGGAATTGTCTGCCCATTTAACGCCACTGTGATCTGCGCAATATGCAAGCAGGCGGGCTTCATCTTGCTGTAAGTCCTCTGGTTCAAGCTGCCACGGCGGATTGATACCATTCATGCGGCAATGTTCGCATGTGCGTTGCCAGTCTGCGATGAGTAATACACGGTATGCCGCCTGATAATCACCGGGCGGTGTTGCGTGGGTGGTGCCTGCGATCCAGTCGAATAGGTTATCCATATTCCTACAGTAGCACAATGGCTAGGATGGTTGCAAGTGCGACGCCAATGATTGATAGCGCCACAATCACGACTGCTTTTGCAGCTTCGGTTACTTCATGGTCTGTGTCGTAGTCGGTCATTGTTCATAATCCCCATCGCGCGCCCACTTGGTAATGAATGCGTCTTTTTCCCGCGCTGGCATTGCGCGTAATTCATCTAACACTATTCCGCCACGAATTGCAATAGCGTTCATGCGTTGATCGTGCAATTTATCAGCAGACCGGACTTGGTGCAGTTTTGTGCGTAGGTATGATGTTTCGGTCACTTCATATATTCCTTAGCCAATGATGATGCCTTGATAGCGTGTTTTCTTGCTCTCATGCTTGGGCTTGGGTGTGTGTCGTAATCCCAGAACTTAGAGTAGAGATAATCGTATTTATCACGAAAAGCATCTCCAAGGCGGCATTCCTTCATAATCCCAGTTCTATTACCTACGCAGTCGTAGAATATTGTTCCTGTTGTAGTAAAGTATGTTTCTTCGCCTAGCCAATTTCTGAACGTGGCAAGATACCCGCCATCTACAACTTCGCACTTGATAAGTTTAGTCATCGCATATCCTCACGTTGCAGTTCATATTTATGATCGGCGGCATCATCGGCGGCTGACTGTTCATAATCATCAGCCTCACTCATCAGCCATTCATGCACGGCATCATCACCGCCAAGTTCTTCATATGCCAGTTCGATGATTTCATCGTTGACGTGCCAATTATTACCCGGCCATCCTACAGTTACTGACTTAATGTCGATTGTGGCATATTCGGCTGGTTGATAGTATGTCTGATCACAACCCGGATCAACGGTATATTTCCAGCGCACGCATTTATCAATGCCGTTGTGGTTGATCCAATGTCGGGCGGTGTATGTCATGGCTTCACCGCCACAGTCCATCCCGTCAAGTCTATAACGCGGCGTCCGATGATCATGGTGTTTCCTTTGATGGTGTGTTTGGATGTTGCGGTTACGCGGAACATATCCGGGTGGCGGTATACCAGCACTGTTGCGTGCTGGCGGTGGTGTGTGATGAATTGTGCGCGGGTCATGTTACCAGCCACGATAGCCAGCCGTATACCATCCTGATTTATTGGAGTTAGGCATTACGCCAAAAAAATGAACTTCTCCGTTTTTAGTGCGGTAACGTTCAACTTGTGCAGTGATAGCTGCTATGCGTGCTGCGTTCCGGCTGGTGTACGTGATCATTTCCATTTTCCTTGTGTTACGTTGTCTCTATACCCCAAAACTACCAGAACCCCACACCCACGTCAACCCCTAACTTAACCCCATCGGGCAAATCTGCACCGTCCCTGTTTCTCCCTCACCAAGCGACAACGGTTCCGGGCTAATCCATCCAACAGCTGCGGTTGTGTACATGATGTCAGGCGCATTTCCACCGCCTTGGATTACTACGAACGTGTGACCTGATAACACAAACTCAATCAGCGTGTCGGAGTAGGATGTCAGGCGGTTGGTGTATGTCACGGTGTCGCAAGCACCGTGGGTTAGGGTGACTTCGGAGTGTGGCGGATATGCGCCCCACTGGTGATGTAGGTAGGTTGCGTCGGTCATACTGTCCTCGTGATGTAATATTTAGCGCCGTAGATGCGTGTTGAGAATTTCATGCCAAGGTTTGCGCCAACGACATGGGCGTATACTTGCGGGTTAGCTGATCCATATTCACCCTGACTGATGATTTCAGTTTCACCCACCTTCATATCGGCAAAAGGCCAGTGTGTCGTGCGTCCTGGTTTTTTCTTGGCTATGATATCCCCGTCAGCAATACGCCAGATCATAAGCTGACCGCCTGCCATACGCGATCTGAAAAACTTCCTGTTGCGTGTTGCAGAACTGATAAACGACCTTAGATATGCCGGGTTTTGCTTCCTACCGTCTACATCAATCAGCCACTCGATTAGCAACGATTCATCCATCTTGAGTTTGTTGATAGTAACGGCAAGTGCCTTAGTGATTGAACACCGACCTTCCTTGGTGTGTTCGCGCATGTCTATAATCATGAGAACTCCTATGTTGAAACTGGAATATAGTGTATACCAACCATAAGTCAATACACAAAAACGCACAGTTATATGTGCATAAAAACACATAACCGGATTTCGTTTCTGGTTATTTTCTGGTTATGTCCGAAAAACTGTAACTCATTGAAAACAAATAATTCGTTCACGCAATAAAATTACAAAAACAGTCATCAAAACGCATGGTTAGTTCAAGGCCAAATGAAATCGGCCAGTAAGGCCTTAATAATAATAACCTTCTTCAAAAGAGAGAGAGAGAGAAGGGGTAAAAATAACTAACCAAGAAAGATGCACCCCCCTTAGGTAGTGTGTAAAACATATAGTTTCATCTTATATGTATTCCTTACCAAGTAGGGTG